TACAGCAGCGCCCAGACTCTCGGCCACAACTCAGCTTCTTGTTGCTTTTAGGTTGCCTCTCAAACGCGGGAACCTAGGCCATGACAAGTGCTCTCGCTGCGCTCGCCAACGCCACGGCGACCTTCACCGTGCCCACCGTTGGCACCATGACCGATCCAGTCACCGGCAACGTAGTGCCGGCATCTGAAACGGTGACCGTCAGCTTGTACCTTCGCCAAGCCGGCACCAGTAATGCAGGCTTTCCTGGTGTTGACACCGACGTAGAGACCTATGAGGGCTACGCGGTCAACCCACAAGCGCTTGATGCACGCGTCAAGCCTGGCATCACCGGCACTTTGAACTTCGCCGGTCAAGGTGCGATTGAATGCGAGGTGATCAACGGCCGCTTCCCCTATGGCAGCACGGGATTGATCGGCGGAACCCTCCAGCAGGTGCTCGGTGACAAGATCCGCTTAGCCCGTTACGTCCAGGGCTAATGGCCGTTCAGGTTCGAGCGACATTCAACCTGACTGGCTGGAACGCCAATCAACTGAAGCTGCGGGTGCCGCAGATCCTAGGCAAATACCAGACGGTGCTGGATCAACAGCTCAAAGCAGAGATCCAATCGCCGCAGTTCAGCTGGCCGCGTCAAACCAAACGGAAAAACAACTCCACCGTCAGCAGCCCCCGCGACATCGTGGATCTGGGCGGGTTCCTGCGTTCGCAACGCCGCAGCTTTAATGGCCGCACCACGATCACCTTTACGTGGGATGCCAAGAGCAAAAGCGGGTTTGCCTATGCCCCGCTCATCCTCACGGGTTACACCACCAGCAAGGGCACGTTGGTGCCAGGTCGCAACTGGATCAAGCCAGCTTTGGAGAACGCTCCGCTTGATGCCTTTTTCGCCGAGCAGTGGCGCAAACTGGACAGCTTGGGGCTTTAACAAAAAGCGGTGAGCCGAAGCCCACCGCTTAGATCCCATCTGCTCGCTCTCTAGTTAGCCTCAGGCGTTGGTCTCAGCCACCCAGGTCGGAGCGCCGTAACCGGTCAGTGTGAAGGTCACAGCTGCCACGTTGCCTGCAGTGATGTCTTCAGAGAAGTCGGTCACAAAGGCCACGCCGCTGTTGTATTCAGGGCTGCCGGTAGAGCTCATCTCAGGCGACTCCCGATACCACTCCACAGTGACACCCGAGGCAGCATCAAGCGCAGCCTGACGCAAGATGGCGTAACCCGCATCGTTGAGGTTCAGGTTCATCGACATCGGGATGGTGTAGCTCTGACCTGTCACCAGGCTGGCTGCATAGCCCTGTGTGCTGCCGTAATCCAACACCTCGGTGGTGGTCGATGCACCCTGAATACCAGCGTTGGTCAGACCGAGCACCTCGGTCATCCCTGTAGAAGCGGTTGGGTTAGTGGAGGCCGTGGTGCCAGCCTTCACATAGAAGCGATACCCAAGGGCCGCGAAGAAGGCACCGGTGGCCATGATCGTTCCTGTGGCTTGTAGCCCTAACTTGCCGCTAAACGATCTTCTTCAGCTTCCAGCACCTCCCATGGTGTGGGCCGAGGGCAGACGTGCAGATCAAAGCCCTTTACGTCATGGGCGACGCCAGCAGTGGCCAGCAGCGCATCCTTCAGCTCAGTCTTGGTGCAGCCCAACTCTTTGCACACCGCTAGCGAGCTCCAACCAAGCGCCATCAGCTTCCTAGCGCTATTACCCAGCAGACGCGCTTTGTGCGTGGCCTTGATTGTCCAGTTGCTGCCCCGCAGGAAGTGCAGGCACTCGCCTTGGGCAAACGTCCAGAAGATGGTGCTGAGCTTCCCGCGCTCTGGGTCATGCGCACGGCACGCCTTGAGGAAGGCGATGTCCACGCAGGAGAAGATGTCTTCGGTGGCCATGCAGTGCCGATACTTGCGGCACAGCTTCCCGCCGAACATACGGATCAAACCGATGTTCTCCGCATACATGCGACCAAAGCGTCGCTGCTCTTCTTTGGTGAACGGCTTAGCTAGATGATGCTCAACACGCTTTTTCTCCGGTTCAGCCGGAGTGCTGAAGAATGAAAGTTGGCCCTCAGCAATGCGCATGGGTCAAGTCTAACTTCGCAAGACCCTCACAGCACCAACGGAAGATGATGCCTTGCTTAAGCATAGGCAACCAAGCACCTGCTTGAGGTGTGGCACCACATTTAATGCGTTCTTGCTTTCTGCTTGCTGAATCGTGTTGAACTCGATGTCGAGTACATCGACCTTGGCACGCTTGAGGTTGGCATTAGGGATGCCAGAGATCAGCTCAGTGCTACCAGCACCAGCCGCACTTAAGAGCGTGCTGTCACCCAGCAGCGCTTCAGCAAGGTCAAAGGTGGCCTGCTTGATCGGTTGCGGCAGTTCGGTCGTGGTAAAGCTCCAGTCACCACAGGCTGCATCACTACGTGGCCACAGCAGCGCCTGGGTTGTCGTGACCTTTTCGCCGATGTAGCTCAGCTCATCGAGGTAACGGGTCGCCATGATCAGCGCCCGACCCTTGTTGTCAGTGCTCGCCGAAGTCCAGTTCAGGGTCCCAAGATACAGATCGGCAATGCCATCACCCTCCGCCACCGTCAGATAGCTATTGGCCGAGGCCGACCCGACAGTGGCAACAACAGTGACGGTCATGGCATCACACCCTTAGCACTAACTTGCCTTCGGCTCAGCCCATTGCTTAACGGCCTTGTCGAAGCTGATTTCGCCATCCACCAGCTTTTGACCAAGGCGCTTGCCAAAGATCGCCTGAGCGGTCTGGGGGTTGTCTTTGACCCATTGCTTCGCAGCCACCTTGAAGTCGAGCGGCTGCTCTGGGCCATCACCATCAGCGAGGCGACGTGGTGCGACGGGGTTGCCGTTGGCATCGCGCATATCCTCGTTGCGCCATTTCCAAGGCACGAGGCTGCAGCGGCACTGGTAGTGGGGGCTGACCTTGTTGTAGTCCGGTGGGAAGCGCTTGCCGTCGAGCTTCAGACAGATCGGGCACACCTGGCTGTCGAGTAGGGCGGTCCAGACCAGACCCTCAGCATCCAGCCAGTCGGGGTCAGCTTCGTATTGATAGATCGCCTGCTGTGCGGCACTACCGACTTCGTTGACGGCGGTGCGCACAATGGCTTCGACGTTGTTCTCGGTAACGCGCACCACGGCGTTCTGGTAGGTGGCAAACGTCTCACCACCGATGTCGGATAGGCCGAGGCGGATGAAGCGCTCCACCCGATCTGCCACGGTGGCTGGCAATGCTTGGGTCAGCTGAGCGCTGAGGGTTTTGCCGCCCACGACGGCATCATTCACCAGGCGCTGCACTTGCACTTGACTGAGCTGAGCAGCACCTTCAGCGGTGAGGGTGCCACCCGCCATTTGCACCAGCTGCCTGGCGTAATCCAACTGCTGACCCACAAAGGGTGCCAAAGCATCCTGTAATGCCGCCAGCTGCGGTACACCGAAGGATTCCTGCACGCTGCGAGCGACAGCGGCTGTGATTGAAGCAATGGTGCGCTCACGGTTGACACCAACCGCCAGCACACCAGAGCTACCAACGACACGCTCCACGGCAGCCAAGGTGGTGCGTAGGTCACGCAATGCCTGACGGATCACACGATCCTCCAACCGGCGCTGACGCAGCGCATTGCGAAGGAACACCTCGATCTGCTGGGAGAGATCAGCCACGGCCTTGGCCCCTTAGCTTTTTGCGTCCATGGTTAGGGCGACTGCGTTTGCCCTGCCCTTGGCGCGTGCGCTTGGGCGGAGATTGAAAAAGGCGAGCACCACTGCCCGCCTTGGCTTTGGTCGCCATCTCAGAGCTTGTAAGCCACGACCTTGCCGCTGGTGAGTGTCACCGAGGTGAACAGCCCATCAATGGCACCACCGGCCGGGATCGGCACAGCGGAAAAGGTGTTACCTGAAGCGTTCTGCACCGTGGCCGTGTTGATCACGGTGGCTTCCAAGGCATACAGACGGAAGAACCGTCCAGTGTGAGCGCTGGTGTCAGTGATCAGCTCGAAGCCAACCTGACCAGCACCACCCACCTGCTCAGTGGATTGAAAGATGGCCATCAGGATTCCTCCTCAGCCTTCTTACGACCACGCTTGGGTGTTTCCGGTTGAGGCACAGGGGCCTCACAGACTGCTGGCTCGGAAGGAACAGAGGCTGCCGAAGCAGCCTCCTCTTCTTCACGACG